TCAACTTTAACTTGAGCAACTTTAACATCACCTTCGTATAAATAGCCTATTGATCCTGGTTCTTTAAATGTTGGCATATGACCTCCTTAGTCTCTGCTTATTTCTAAAAATGATAGTATAACGTGTAGATCATTAGCATTCTCTGCTTGTACTTTAATAATCTCACTTTCATCTACTATCAAGGGTTGGGTTAATAATTCTGTTGTAGTCTTAGCAGCTACATCTTTTTGTTTAAATAAACTAAATGCTGCGCCAGCAGCGTTAGTTAAGGTTACAGTAAGTTCACAAGCGTTGCTTGCATCATCATTCGATACTATAAAAGATTTAATTATAGATACCGTTTCTGCAGGCACAGTATATAGTGTGGTAGCGTTTGTGGTAGTTAAATCTACTTTTACATTTTTATATCTATTAGCCATTTAATTTGTAAACCAGGTTAATTGTTCTTGTTCTTCTTTTAATGATTGTTGAAACGTAGAATTTAATTGATCTACAATTCCAGTGATAGTTTTATTAATTTGTCTTTGTGTACTAATGTCATACTCAGGTTTAGGTTCTGGCACTCTAACAATTATTTTACTCATTATCTTGCTCCGTCCGGTTTTACATCTAACAGAAAAGTTCCAAATCTCCAACTTTGTTCTACTCCTGTATTTTCTATTTTAAAATTAACATAACGTCCTCTAGCTCTAGTATCTATTTTTTCAGTAGTAGCAGATATGGTAAAAGGACTGTACGTAGAAACAGTATGACTATTAGATGGAAAATCTTTAATAGCTAAAGTAACATCAGCATTGCCAACTAATGTTTTAAAGTCAGGTATAAATCTACTAACCGATACAAATAAACCACCCTCACTATTTTGTGCATTTAAATCATAATCATATGAAGTTATAAAAGAAGTAACTGGAGTAACTGAACCATCTTCATTAGTTTGATCGGTGCCTATTTCATGTTCAAAATATTTAGTTTGACCTAAACCAGACTCACCTAAGATTGTTGGAAAAGTACCTGTTAGCGTTGTGTCAAATTTAGTTGCGTATGGTTTTTGATAAATATTAGCGTCCATCCATGAGCTACGTGGTTCATTAGATAAAGACCAAATACCACCTGGTATTTGAGCGGACTCAGCATAATTGTAAGTCACTGCTTTATTATTAAAATCATTGTCTGCTGGATACCACCAAGTTATTTCTGAAAATAAATTATTTAAACCAGCGGTCATTTGTTGACCTTTAGTAGTATCTATGTTGTCAAATACTTCATCTTCTACCGAACACGGTAAAGTTTTAACTGTACCATCATACATTAAGAAACCTTTAGAGCTCATCCAATAAGCTACTCCGTCTACTTCTACTGCTGCGTTTTTACCAATTAAACCACAGTTGGTGCCCACTTGTTCTACACCAAATATAAAAGGTGCACCAACAAATTTCATTGAGTACAAAGCATTATCGGTCCAAATTAAAATAGCTTCTTTAGTTTTTAAGGCACCAATAATTTTAGTGCCGTCTTGTATACGTAAAGTACCAGCAGTATTAGTAGAGGTAGGCACGTAAGTATTTATATCTTCTTGTGCAGAAAATCTAATAAACATATCGTCTTGACTACTTGTTGTACCTATTGTGGTTTCTGTTCCTAAGTGTAATAAGTGACGAGTAGTAGGAGAAATAAGCGTGAGCCTTGATGCTGTAGGATTGTTGCTGGTTGTAAAACCAGAAGTAGCCACTGCCGCACGCACCGTTAAAGGACTAGCTGCTGACGGGTTCCAAGTAAAAGTAGAACCGTTAGAAATTGTTGCTACAAGCACTTCACCAAAATTATCTAGCGACCATAGACCTGGTTCTAGCGTTGTTTGGTTAGCTGGTAGCGCTGTACCCCAACCACTAAAATCAGTAGCATTGGTAACCGTAGCACCAGAGTTATGTGCTGTAGCAGGTGAAGTACCTAAAGCGCCTCTGGTTGCGTTAGTCATGGTATTAGTACCTTTGCCAGTATAAGTAATTAACTCGTTACCAATAGCTAGTGTACCTGCAGTAGGAAAGCCAGAGTTAGAGGTAACCGGAATAGTTGTAACACTGTCATTAATTCCTGATGATAACGTATTGGTTAAAGCCGTAGATAAATTTCCACCCCAAGGACCAACACCCCAACCATAACCGTAAGTTTGTTTTTGTGGTCCAATTTTTGCATATATGTTTACCGTAGTTGAGCCACCAGTTGAAATACTTGCACTTGCTGCTGCTGAAGAAGTAATAGTAAAAGTAGTTGCACTAGGCACCAAATTAACCATAAACACTTTGTTTTCAAAATTAGCTGCGCTAAGACCAGTACCACTAGGTAGTGTCACTGCATCAAGTTCAATAATGTCTTCTGCAGCTAAACCATGTGCTGATCCAGTAGTAACAGTTATAACGGTTGAACCATTTGCTGTTGCTATAGTTGCACTGGTTTGTTGTAGGTCAGTATCAAAAGGTGATATATCAAACAACTGCCCTTCAAAATATAATAATAAAAATTTATCTGTACCAAGCGCAATGTATCTATTACCGCTGATATCTAAAAAAGGATGTTGTGATCGTACTACACCAACAATACTGTCACTAAGCAAAGACGCCCAACCACCAATTTTTTCTGGTAAGCCATAACGAAACCTAACATTATTGCTGTCTACCCAACGGTTCTCAGCACCTTTGGTAGTGTTCTGTTTATCTATTCCTGGTAAAATTTTAAAGTCAAGGAGAGCCATTTATAACGCCTTAATCTTTCTTAGTTTTAAAAATCCAACCTTTAGTGGCATTTGCATAAACCAGTGTAAAAGATTCACCATTTTCATTAACCACTAAATCACTGGTTGCCCCATTAATAGGTTGACTGTTTCTAGCTATAGTTAAATTGTTTGAATTAAAATTTAATTTTGAATCTATGAAATGTACTTCATTGCCAACAGCAGGACTTGCCGGTAATGTTATAGTTACAGCAGTTGATGAAGTATCAACAAATATTTGATCGCCGTTAACAGCAGTGTAAGCGGTAGTTGTTGTTTGATAACCTTTTTGTACCAAACCATTAATAACATTGGTACCATCTACTATAACCAACATAGTTGCACCAACTGGCATAGTTAACCCACTACCTGATGTTGTTGTAATAGTTATAGTATAGTGGTTAGTTGTTCTTGTAGTACCATCTATTACAATGTATGTTTTTTCGGTTGAGTCTGGGAAAATTAAACTTCTATTTGCAGTTAAAGTGCCAGTTAGTTTAATTACTTTATTACGACCATTTGATGCTGCGCCGTCACTAATTACAGGCGCTTGGTTACCAGAACCTAAACTAAGTTCTACATAACCGCCAACAGCTTGTTCAACTAAATCTAAATTAGTATTAGTAACTGTACCCCATAAACCGGCCTTTTCGCCAGTGGTCATTTTTTCTAGTTTTAACGATGTTGAATAAGATGATGCCATAATTATTTATATCCTATGCTGCTACTTCTGTCCATGTGTTAGTTGCGCCTGGTATTATATCATTCCACGTAATAACTCCAGCACTTGTAGTGGTTATAGTCATACCAGAACCAGTTACTTCAAATTTTGCTTTTGCTACAATAGTTACACTACCAGAGCCTGCAGTTATAGTATTAGTGCCCCCACTATTAATAGAGCCACCACGACCAATAACTTGACCAACCGATGCGGTTAAACCACTTCCAGTTACAATAAAGTTTGCATCAGCGGTAACTGTAGCGTCACCAACAGATGCAGTTATTGAACTACCGGTTACCGTAAATACAGAACCAGCAGTAATTGTAGCACTGCCACTTGCTGAAGTAATTGCACTACCTGTTACAGATACATCAACAAAACCTTTAATACTTGTATTACCAACAGCTGCTGTTAAAGCGTTGCCAGTAACAATTACATAACTTTCGGTATCGCCGGCGGCGCCAAAACTTAAATCCGCAAAAGATGAAAAACCTAGAGCCATTTTACTATTAGCTTAATGATGAAACATCAAAACTATTGTCAACTGTATCAACTGCTGGTGGGTTTTTGTGAACGTTATGTTTTTTATTAAACATATCATCCCAATGTGCCTCATCCATAAGTGTCAACAATTCAGCTTTAGTATAGCTACTTGGTGCTTTTGATGGTGTGTCTATCTTTTCAGATTTATTAAATGTGTGAGAAAAGCTACCGTCAGTATATTTATATTCAACCGACCATTCTGTTACATTACCATCAGCATTTGTTTTAGGTTTAGCTGATACCCATTCTTTAGTTACTGCCATATTATTCTCCTTTTAGAACTTTAATTTCTGCAGAAAGTTCTTTGACTGCGTTTATTAAATACCAAGTTAAGTTATCAGAGTTTAATGTTTTAACACCTTGACTAGTTTCAGTAATTAAATTTGGTAAAATTTCTTCTATTTCTTGTGCAATAACACCTAATTGAGTGCCTTGTTTATCAACCATTGCGGCTTCAGGACTATCAAAATCAGTGATTTCTTCTAAAGTTCTATATTCAAAATTTCTAACTTGTATTTTATTTATAGCATCTAAGCCTGTGTTATTATCAATAATGTTTTTCTTAATCCGTATGTCAGAAGCTTGATTCCAAGTAGTGGTATTTGCACCATTAAATGATTCTCCACCATTTGCAGAAATAAAAGTTGTGTTATCACCTTTTGAGGAAGAACTTGTAGTACCAATAACTATAGACCTTAATCGACCACTTGCACCAGCGTTTATACTTTGACCTATAAAAATATTTGTATCTCCTGTTGTTAAAGCAGTTCCAGCATTTCCAGCGTCTGAACCAATACAAATGTTTGCACCACCTGTTGAAATTACACCACCAGCGGCATTTCCTATAACAACATTATGACCACCTGTGCTTAAAGTTGTTCCAGCGTTATATCCCATAGCAATATTGTGGTCACCCGAAGTTAAAGCATCTAACGTGTAGTTTCCAACGGCTACGTTGTATTCTCCGCCAGCTACAGCTCCACCTAAAGCGTTTGTTCCAATTGCAAGATTATGATTTTCAGTATCTGCAACATCGTATGCTGTGTAACCAATGGCAAGAATATGACTGCCTGTTGTATTTGCTGTAGCGGCTTTATAACCAACAACAGTTGACTCACTCATACTTGTTGCAGCTTCAGCTGCCTCGTTACCTATGGCAACATTGTAAGCAGAAGTGCCTATTCCCGTACCAGCAGCTAAATATCCAATATATGTATTTTCATCTGCAGTTGTTGCTTGTTTAGCAGCACTCCAACCTACTATCGTATTTTTAGTTGCAGAAGTTAAATCTTGACCAGCTAAACGACCTATTACAATATTTTGAGCACCAGTTAAAACACCAGTACTAACTGCATAAGAACCGATAATTACATTCTCTCCACCAGTAGTTAATGCACCACCAGCTTCATAACCAATAGCTACGTTGTTATCTGCCGAAGTCAAAGCATCTAGTGATAAGTTACCAATAGCTACGTTAAATTCTCCACCAGCTACAGAGCCACCTAATGCTACATGTCCAATTGCTAGGTTATGTGTTTCAGTATCGTAACCTGAAGCGGCGGCATTACCTATTGCTACTGTGTGAGTTGCTGTGGTTAATAAATTACCTGCTCCTTGACCCATTAAAGTATTTCTGTGTCCAGTATTTAAAGCAGATCCAGCACCTGAACCTACTACAGTATTATTATCACCTGTAGTAATTGCGTCTAATGCAGTAATTCCATAAGCAGTGTTGAGCGCTGCGGTGTCGTCTGTACCTGATACATCGTGGGTATAAATTGAAGATGTATCGTTTCTATAAAAAGGAATACCAGCAAGAGTTTGCACTACACCACTAGCACCTATAGTTACTGAATCAGTGCCACCGTTTACAAAAATTGCATTAGCATTACCATTAGATTCTACTCGGAAGTCTAGGTCTACAGAGCCTTCGTTAAATACAGCTTCAGTTTCTGAAATCTTTAATACATTTTTTAATGTTCCAGCAACCATTTTTTTTATATTTAATACAGCGTCCTCTGTTCCATCTGAGGCATCAGCTAAGGTAGCTTTTATTTCTGCATAAATTACATCTTGAGAGTTATCGTTTCTACCTTCAAATTGAACTACTCCAAGCTCATCTCCATCGGCAGGACTGCCAGAGTTACGATACATTCTTAAATTTGGTCCTGAATTTCCATCAGCATCAGTTGATACTAATGACAGTGTGTCTAGGTTATCAGCAGTGGTAATTGTAGAAGCTGCCGTTGCAGCTATGCCACCATCTTTTAAAGTTACCCCGTCAACGGCTACACCATTGGCGCTGGTGTTCTCACTAATAGTATCTACTTTAATTGTACTGGTCATAATAGGTTATCCTTCTAACGTTGTAATTCTTGCTTCTAGTTCTTGTATAGTTTTTACCAGTAAAGGCACTAATTTAGACTGGTCTATTGCTTGATACACAGGAACAACTTTACTAGCTGCCCAAGTTGAATCAGTTGGGTATATTGTA